AAAGCCGAACGGCTGATTGTTCGTCAGGAACGATTGAATATTAAAATTAAAGCAATTGAACAGGCGTGGAACACAATGCCGGACGACACCAGCAAAGAATTTATTCGACTGAATATGTTTGAACGAATAGGGGCCGACTACATAGCGCTGCCATTGTCACGAAAGACCATGTATCGACGCAGGCATAAATTTTTAACTGAACTCGCAAAAAATCTTTATGAAATTTAAAAGATGGCCACTTTTTAATGAAATCGGGTAGTAAAATGATATTGTGAGAAATTGATTAAAAGACTCGTTTAACATAGATACATTTTTCCTACCTTCCTTCATTTGTCCCCGCTGACTATTGCCAGTGGGGATATTTTATGCAGATAGCCTGATGCAAAAGGTGTTGGCTGATTCCGGATAAGCAATAGCCCGGCAGGTTCATCACCTGCTGTCTGCTCCAAACGATTGTAATTTTTAAGGAGGTGGCACCATGCTGCCATGTGATCATTGTCCGCAGAATAACACTATAAAGACCGGGTGTCCAGCGTGTGCCCTCCCCTATTGTCCGCTGGATCCGCATCACCGAATCGACCTAGATAAGCAGATACGCAATCTTGAGTGTCTTCCCCAGCGCTCCATCCAGCAGGAAGCTGATCTTCGCCGGCTGCGGACACAATGGACTACTGACTTGATGCTGATTGGTCAGCGTCCTCCGGGTGGTGGTCCCTAAATGGCAAAAGGAAAGTATCAAAAGTGGTTAACTTCGGATGGACTGACACTGCTGCAAGGTTGGGCGCGGGATGGCTTAACGGATGAGCAGATTTCTCATAACATGGGAATTAGTCGGAAAACACTCGCCCTATGGAAAACAAAGTATGGTGACATAGGTGACACCCTAAAAAAGGGTAAAGAAGTTGTTGACATTGAGGTTGAGAACGCTCTTCTAAAAAAAGCAAAGGGATACAACGCTGAGGTACATAAGACCTTTAAAGTCAAAGAAGTCTATTATGATGAGGAAGGCAGACGCTGCGAAAAAGAACATCTCGAAACCGGAATTGATGAAGTTCATATTGCGGCCGATACACCAGCACAAATTTTCTGGTTGAAAAATCGTCGACCCGACAAGTGGCGGGATCATCCAGATAATAACAGCGTATCTGCCGAAGATCGTATCTCTGGTTATCTAAACGCCTTGGAGGGTACTGTAAAGAATGAGCCTAAATAATCTTTATCATGAAAAGCAACAAGAAGTCCTGCGTCGAGCTATGACGCAGGACTATTTTATGCTGATCAATCACGGCGCCAAACGTTCCGGCAAGACGGTACTCGACAATGACCTGTTCTTATATGAACTGCGTCGGGTACGCGCTAACGCCGCCGCTGCCGGGATTTCAAACCCGCAGTACATTTTAGCTGCCGCTGACATTGGAAGCATACACCGCAATATTCTCAATGAACTGTCCGGTAAATACGGCCTCCAATTTCAGTTTGATAAGTTTAACCGCTTTCAATTGTTCGGCGTTCAGGTGTGTTGCTTCGGCCATAGCAAAATCAATGATATGGGGCGTATCCGAGGCATGACTGCCTGGGGCGCTTACATCAACGAAGCATGCGTTGCAAATGAAGAAGTATTCGACGAAATTAAATCCCGATGTTCAGGTGACGGTGCCCGGATCCTTATGGATACCAACCCGGCCGACCCTGCACACTGGCTCAAAACAGATTATATCGACAAGGCTGACGGTAAAACGATCGTGCAGTATCCATGGAGGCTTGACGACAATACCTTCCTGTCAGAAAGATACCGGCAGAATATAAAAACCTCTACCCCGTCCGGCATGTTTTACGACCGCGATATTAACGGTGCGTGGGTATCGGCCGACGGTGCTGTCTATCCGGACTTTGACGAAAAGGTTCATTACATATCCGCTGACAAGGTTCCAATCGACGAGATCAGTCGATGGTTCGTCGGAGTCGATTTCGGTTGGGAACACTGGGGCGCGTTTGTACTGATCGGCCGCACAGAAGGCGGCCGGTACTACCTGTTCCATGAGTGGGCTGCACAGCATCGGCACATCGACAACTGGATCAAGATCGGGCAATCGATCAAGGATCAGTATGGGGATATTAATTTCTACTGTGATTCTGCACGGCCGGATTTAATTCAGCAAATGCGCATTAATGGACTGCGGGCAATCAATGCCCGGAAAGACGTGCTTGCCGGTATTTCCGAAGTTGCAAGTCTCTATAAGCAAAAGCGACTGTTTATTGTGCGGGAAAATGTCAGCAGGTTCCCTCATGAGATATACTCTTATGTCTGGAAAAAGGGAACTGACGAACCGGTAAAGATCGACGACGACGTGCAGGACGCGATCCGGTACGGAATTTACAGTGATAAAAAATATGGGAGGTGATTATTCTGATACCAGATTTTATTTATTCTGAGCTTGTTGGACCTTATGGACCCGACGTGCTCCAACGTTTAGGAAAGATTGAGGATTATTACTCGATCTACAATAACGGTGCACGCTTTGAGGTAGACACGGGTGGTGACTATGTTCCGGCAAAGCTGCCGTCGAAGCAAATTAAGAAGCTGATCCGGCGCGAAGCACAGTTTCTTTTCGGCAAATCTCCGGAAATCAAAGTAATCTGTCCAGAAGAAACTGAAACAAAAGACGGACGTCCAAATGAATCTAACATGCAGACGTATCTTAATAAGGCCTTTAAGTCTAACCTATGGCGGGATAAGCTGATCAAAGGCGCTCGTGACTGTCTGATCGGCGGCAGAGTCGCTCTTAAAGTAAACGTAACCGAAGATAAGCTGAGCATCATGTTTGTGCCTGCAGATGGCTTTGTGTATGAGACAGCGCTTGACGATGTGGATACATTGGAACGTATTGTATTTTTCTATACGATGCAGGACGATGCCGACCGGTCTCGGCAGCGCATTTGGGTACAGAAATACCGCAAGGAAGGCACCCGTTGCTTACTCGATGAGCGCATTACGGACGGCTACGGCCAAACGATAGAATGGGACGGCACAAAGCGGGATTACGACACGGGACTTGACAGGATACCAGCCTATGTAATCCTTAACGATGGTCTGTCCGGTGATACGGAAGGCGTCAGCGAAATCCGGGATCTAATGTGTGATGATGCCTGGTATGGTCGGTTAAAGTCCGGCAACATTGATTCCCTGCGTAAGGGCATGAATCAGATTACATACATGTCAGGCGTTGATCCTAGCTGCATGAAGTCTTTCCGCTGTGCCCCCGGCGCTTTATGGGATCTAAAAGGTGATCTTGCACAGGCAAGCGACGGCGGTGCTCCTAATGTACAGGTTGGAACCATTTCCAACACCTTTTCTTACGCTTCCGCTTTTGCAGATACCGAATCCACTATCAAGCAGGACATGCACGATCTTGTCGGCGTGCCTGATCTTAACCAGGAGAGTACCCGCAACGTGATTACCAGCGGCAAAGGATTAAAGACCTTGTACTGGCCGCTGATCTGCCGCTGTGAGGAAAAGATGAATGCCTGGGGGCCGGCGCTCGAATGGCTCACAGAACTGCTGCTTTATGCAGCCGATGTCAATCCGAACCTTAAAAATGTCTATGGAGCCTTTGAGGCAGACAATCATGTGATCATGATCGATAATCAGTATCCCCTGCCGGAAGATGAGGATGAAGAAAAGCAGCTTGACCTATCCGAAGTTTCCAACAAGACCAGATCTATTAAGAGCTACCTTACGAAATGGGGCGGTCCAAACAGTAAGGGCATGACTCCTGAGGAAGCAGACGCTGAGCTACAACAGATCGCCAAAGAACAGCAGATGATGCAGGACAGCTTTGCAGCTGAGCCCTCCCCGGCTGGTGACGAGTAATGTCCGGCCGGCTGGGAAATTACTGGGAGCTCGTTAAAGCCGCCGAGCAGGCGCGTATTGCAATCACGAAGGCACAACAAAAACAGATCGCCGATCTCTATCAGGAAATCGCGGACGACTTAAACCACCGCCTGCAGCGATACGATTCTAAGTCCCTTACCTATCGGTGGGTCAAGGATTATGCAAAGAGCCTACAGAAAGACAGTAAGCGACTCTATACAACGATTAAAGCAGGAGTTGCGGATAGTTTGCTACAGTCTGCAAAAGCCCCTGTAAAGGCAGAGCAGACGTTTTATTCTGATATTGCTCCGGAACTTTCGAAACATGCTTCTGATGCACTCTCCCAACATTTTTCCGATGTGTTTTCCAGAGTCCCGCAGTCTGCCGCCGATGAGCTGATGTCCGGTGGAATATACAAAGACTTTTCCGGGCTGTCTGATCGAATTTGGAACTACCGCAAAAAGTATAACCGAGATATCCAGACCGTGATCGTCAAGGGAATTCAGGCGCAGAAATCCGCCTTTGACCTTGCGAAGGATCTGGAAATGTACGTTGATCCAAAGGCTGCGAAACCCTGGAACTGGAACGTTGTTTATCCAGGTGTCAATCAAGTGGTTGACTATAACGCGCAGAGGCTTGCCCGTACAGCGGTTACACATGCTTATCAGCTGTCATTTCAGCGAGCGACAAAAGATAATCCTTTCGTGGAATCGTACAAGTGGCACAGCAGTCACAGTGCCCGCATGTGCGAGCTCTGCGCACAGCGTGACGGCAGGATTTATCAGAAAGACGCTCTCCCTTTCGACCACCCAAACGGCATGTGTACAGTCACGGCGGTGATTCCGAAAAGCTATGATGAGATCGGTAAAGAATTAGGCGACTGGGCTGCCGGAAAAAGCGACAATCCCGAACTTGATAAATGGCTATTGAAATCCGGCGATAGCATACGAACTCTATCAATGGGGCGCAGAAGTTCCCCATGATTCACAGGATTAAATATCATTTCAGAATGAAGCAGCCTTTATAGGGCTGCTTTTTTCATACAAAAAATTGACCGGCCCGACGTCGCGAAACTACGGGGCAACAGAGGATCGGCACCTCGTTAAAAACGTGTGTTGTGAAAGGAGAACTTATGGACAGGAAATTTTTAGCTGACCTCGGTCTTGAGAAAGATGTGATTGACAAAATCTTGGATCAACATGGCACAGAGATTACTACCCTGCGCACTCAGCTTAAGACCAAAGACACCGAGATCGGCGCCTTGCGCACAGACCTTACGGCAGCTAACACAAAGATTGCAGGTTTTGAAAACGTCGACGTAAAAGATCTGCAAGCTCAGCTGAGCGCCGAAAAGGAAGGGCGCACCAAAGACCGGCAAACATGGAATCTACAGAGTGCTCTCACTGCCGCCGGCTGCAAAGATACGGATTACATCATGTTTAAACTGGGCGATACCGTGAAATTTGCAGACGACGGATCCTTAAAAGATTCCGATGCTCTGCTGGAATCCTGCAAAAAAGACTATGCTGCTATGTTTCCGCAGGCTGATCCTAACAAAGATCCGGAAAATAAGCCAAACGGCGGAACCGGGAGTCTTGGAAACTTTCAGCGGCAGCATGACGAACCAAAAGACACAAAAACGACAAAAGAACAGTTCGGAAAAATGGGGTATCTTGAACGTATCAACTTTAAGAAAGAACACCCCGATGAATTTGCCGAACTGTCCAAAGCTGATTAAAGAAAGGACATGATATTTTATGGCAGATGGAATTACAACGCTCGCCCAATTGATTGACCCTCAGGTTATGGCGGGCATGATCGAAGAAAAACTCACTGATCTGATTAAACTTTCCCCTCTTGCAACTACGGATACCACCTTGCAGGGACATGCAGGCGATACCGTAACGCTCCCGAAGTATGCTTACATCGGCGATGCGGAAGATGTTGCCGAGGGCGGTGCCATTCCGATTTCCCAGCTAGCACAATCCAGTGTTTCCGTAAAGGTAAAAAAAGCCGGAAAAGGCGGAAAGATTACCGACGAGTCTTTGCTTTCCGGCTATGGCGATCCGCTTGGAGAGCTCAGCAAACAGTTAGGCCGGTCCATCGCTTCCAAGGTGGATAATGACTGCTTGGCAGCGCTGGGTGGAATTAAAACTGCGATGACCGTTGATGTCAGCGCAACAAGCATTATTTCCAGCAGTGTCATTGCAGACGCGCTTGTAAAGTTTGGTGAAGATCTGGACGGTACTAAAGTGCTCTTTATCTCCCCGGCGCAGCTGGCACAGATTCGCCATGACGCGGATTATCTCAAGCCCTCTGAAATGACCTCCCAGGCAATCATGAGCGGCACACAGGGCGAAATCTGGGGCTGTCAGGTAGTTGTATCTAATAAGATCAAAGCCGTGTCCGGAAAATTTACGAACTTTATCGTAATGCCGGGTGCTCTCGCAATCTATCTCAAACGTGGCGTTGAGGTGGAAAACGCCCGTGACATTGAACATAAGCTTACTACCTTTACAGCGGATGAGCATTATGTGGCTTATCTTTCCAACGAAAGCAAAGCGATTAAACTGATCACGGCAGAGACCAAGCCTGCATCTGTGCCATCCGGGACTTAAGGAGGTATAAGAATGGCTGGCATGACTCCGCTGGAAGAACTTAAAATGCTGTGCCGCGAAAAGCAAGCGCCTTATTTTGATGATGACGAGCTCAATTATCAGCTCCAGCGCGCCGGCGGAGACGTCAATCTTGCTGCCTACCGCTGTCTGATTGTGAAGGCAGAAAACAGCACCGTACAAGTATCCGGTCTAACACTCGCAGATACTTCTCGCTACTGGCTGCGCCTTGCCGCTTCTGTAAGGCCGTCGGGCTCATGTGTGATTCAGGGAGGATGATTTTATGGGATTGATACAGCAGGCTTATACGCTTTCACAGGCGATTGAGCGGCATGGTAAATCCGCAGAGCTGTGGCGTCCTGGTAAAGGGCAGTACGGCTCCCCCGGCGTTCCGGAAAAAGTTACTGACCTGCAGGGACTTTTCCACACGTCAAGCGGATATTTAGATATTACGATGCAGGACAGTGGAAAATTGACAAACCACAAACAGCCTATGTTTCTCATTATGCATTCAGAATATCCCAAGAAGAGCGACACCCTGAAAATCAGCGGCCACACTTTTACAGTGAACACGGTGGACGATGTCGGAATGCTGGGAATCTGCATGGACTTGTCCCTTACGGAGGTTGATGAATCATGAGCATGTTTGATTTATCTGAAATCTACCAGTCACTTGACGCGCTTCCCCAAAAAGTACAGCAGGCATTGATGGCCTATGGCCGCACTGCCGCGAGTAAAATTGAAGCAAAAGCGAAGGAAGATCGTCCATGGACAGATCGGACAGCACAGGCACGAGATCGGCTGCACGGCGACTGTACGCGAATCGATACCGGGATTCGTATTTCTCTAGCGCACGGCGTGGAATACGGTGTCTATCTGGAATTTGCCAACGAAAAGAAATATGCGGTAATTTATCCGACTCTGCAGCAGGAAGGTCCCGGGGTCATGAACGGTCTGCAGGGTCTATTTGATCGGGTGTGATGCGTATGTGGAAAACAATTTACGACTATCTCAAAAGCAAGGGCTTTGATGTATATGCCCTCGGGCAGCATGCGGGCACCTGTAAGACACCATACATCGTCATCCGCAACAACGGCGACGGCGCGCGCGGAATTACTATGGAGCAGACTCTTTATGAGCTGCTCCTTTATTATCCCTCAGACTTTTATTATCAGTTTGAGGATTATATCGACTCTGTAAAGCAGAGCATGAACGGTCTCTTCCCGACACTCAAACTGGTAGACGGTCCAAGCCCTCATTATCTTGATCCCGATGTACTGGGCTACATGACAAACCTTACTTACAGGTTGATTAAAGAATCTAAAGTAAATCGTAATTAAAGAAAGGAACTGATATTATGGCAGGAACTCTTACAAAACCGAAGGGTATGGCGCTGATCGACTGCGCCATGATTGTCTTTGAGCCTGACGACACCACTATAGCACCGATTGCAATCACATCCGGTACAAAGCTCGGAGTAGAACAGCAGACTAAAGCGACGGACGCGGTGGAGCTCGTCATTAAAGGCCAAATGTACGCAAAGAAACCGGAGGAAACTACAATCACCGGTCATAAGCTGACTCTAACCGACAACCTGGTGATTATGGATCTGATCCAGATGTTGCAGGGTGGTATTCTGACAAAGGACGAAACCAGTGAAAAAATCACTGGGTACACTCCCCCAGTGTCCGGTAAGTCCGAAGGAAAGCCGGGTACTTTGAAAGCATACTCCGCAATCATGGAAGGCTCCACTATTGCAGGTTATTCCTGCATCGCTTATCCGCATTGTGTTGGCGTACCGGTCTGCATGGGCGCTGAGGATAACGTGTTCCAGGTTAATGAGTACACGATCAACAGCACCCCGGGCAGCGGTCAGGCAGCATATGAAATGACAATCGTTGATGCGCTCCCCACAGTAACGGCGGCGTAAAGTAATCCAACGGCAGGGGCGGGTTTAATAGCCCCTGCTTCCAGAAATCTAAAATTTAGGAGGAAATATTATTATGGCAGTTACAAATATCTCTGAAATCAAAAAGTATGCGGACGGTGTGGAAGTCGATCTTCCCGGATTTGCAGAAGATGAAGTCTTTACGGCAAAGCTCCGGCGTCCGTCTATGCTCCTTTTGGCACAGTCCGGTGATATTCCAAACCCGCTTCTGCATACCGCCGCAGACTTATTTACCGGCGGTACAAACAAGGCCGGTGAAGGCGACTTTCTAAACATGGCAAAGGTGTTTGAAACCATTGCGAAAGCATCTCTTGTCTCCCCTTCTTATGATGAACTGCAGGCTGCTGGAATCAATTTAACCGATGTGCAGCTCACTTACATCTACAATTACAGTCAGACGGGGGTTGATATCCTCCGTCGATTTCGTCAAGAGTCAAAGCCTTCTGGGGACAATCACGATGGCGAAAGCATACCAAAAAAGGCCCGCAGAGTTACTAAGCATTCATGATCCTTATACAGCGTACTGCTTTGATGAAGCGTGCCTGTACATAGATTCCAAGCGGTCGCTGGGTGAAGAACCCACCTATCGATACGAAACAACTTTCCTTGAGTTATATGGAAATCCTTGTCAAAACTGATTTGCGGGCGTATAATTCCCATGAAGGAGAGATGTTTATGAAAAAGTTTTTCGCATTGCTTTTGGCAGCAATTATGTGCTTTGCCCTAGCAGGATGCGGAGGATCAGGGACAGCCTCATCCGCAAAGGTTTCCTCTACAACTTCTAAGGTGACTGCGTCATCTAAAAGTTCCACTTCGTCGAGTACATCAAAAGCAAGCAATTCAGAGGATACAGATGCAAAACTAGATACAAATATGATTAAATCCGCTAAAGCTGCATTTAGTTCGGACTTTGGTTCTTTAAAGCTTGAAGATAAAGCTTTGAGTTCAGGAAAAGTTTCTTTATTTGTAGAAATCACAGCTGATATTAAAGATGGAACCGCCGATAAATTTATTTCATGCGCTTCTAACACCTTAAAAATGAGCTCTCTCGAGTCCTCAAAATATGATAGTATAAGCTTTACCATGAATTACACTAACGCAATATTAGTAGTTGATAAAAAAGGCACCGGGATAAATAGCAGTTTAACCTGTTTACGACTATCCGATTCTGAAAAGAAAGACTTTGAATTGGCTTATCAAAAAGATTCCTATTTTTCTGAGATAGACACTTTAAAAAATGCACAGCGTGATCTTGACAAAACAGAAGAACAATTTGATTCCAAAAAATAATTAATACCAAATCGAGCCTCGGGCACACTGCCCGGGGTATTTTTATACCCATTTTTAAACAGGAGGCGATTAAATGGCTATTGATTTAGGCGTAGCGGAAGGTCATATTGACCTTGACTTTTCCAACTTACAGAAAGGCGTCGCTTCCACAGTAGGTCAGTTACAGCAGCTTGAGCGTACTGGAAATCTTACAGAATCACAGCTGCGGTTGATGGAAACTGCTACTAAAGGTGTGGGCGGTGTGTTTAATGACGCCGCGCAAAAATCCAAGCGCTTATCGGCTGAAATTGAAGTTGCAAAGCAAAAGACGGAGGCTTATAAGACTGGAATATCCGGATTAAATGAGATTATCAAGAAGTCTCAGACCGAATATGATAAAACCGGAAAATCCATTGAAGAACTCTCCAAAAAATATGAGGCTTCTAAAGCAAAGGTGCAGGACGCTGCAAACGCACACGGTAAAGAGTCCGAAGAGTATCAAAAGGCAGTAAAGGCATCTCAGGAACTAAATAATCAGCTTTTGCAGGAACAGTCCAGGCATGCCTCTCTAGGACTCGAAATTGATGGATCTAAAGCAAAAATCAACGAGTATGCAGCCGCTATGAACAACACTCAGGCAGATATCCAGAATATGGAGCGCGAACTTAGCGTTGCAGAGAGCAAAATGCACGCCTTCGGTGTAGCTGCCGAAGGTATCGGAAGTAAAATGCAAAGTGCAGGAAAAGCAATCAGTGATGTTGGTGGAAAGCTTTCCCTTGCCGTTACAGCTCCTCTTGTTACCGCCGGCACTGCCGCCTACAAATGGGCTGAAAGCGCAGAAACCAGCTATGCAAAAGTCAGCACCATTGCGGATAGTACAAAGCTTTCATACGATCAGCTTAAAACTGGAATTACTAACGCGTCAAACCAAACAGGCATGGCGGTAACGGACTTAAACGAAGCTCTTTATCAGTCTATTTCTGCGGGCGTGGATTCAGGAAAAGCCATTGGATTTACAACCGACATGGTAAAGCTCGCGCGCGGTGGATTTACAGATACGGCAAAGGCTGTTGATGTTGTAACCACGGTGCTCAATGCCTACGGCTTGAGTGCAGACAATGCCTCTAGTATCAGTGACAAACTGATCACCACACAGAATATCGGCAAAACCACTGTTGATGAACTGTCGTCCAGTTTAGGGCGCGTAATCCCCACCGCCAAAGCCAATAATGTTGCGATTAATGATGTGTGCACGGCAATGGCCATCATGACAAAACGAGGCATCAGCACCGCAGAAGCTACCACCTATTACAACTCAATGCTCAATGGGTTAGGAAAAAGCGGCACTGCTGCAGATAAGGCTTTACGCCAAATGTCTGGGGAAGGATTTTCTGATCTCGTCGCAAAAGGTAAACCGGTTACGGAAATCCTGCAAATGCTGCAGGACTATGCGGGGAAGAGCGGCAAAAAATTAAGTGATATGTTTGAGGATGTTGAAGGCGGTAAAGCTGCTCTCTCCATTATGTCTGACAGCGGAAAAGAATACAACGAAGTTTTACAGCAAATGGCTAATTCTGCAGGTGCTGCACAATCTGCTGCCGACAAGATGGACGCTGCCCCTGCTATAAAAATGCAGAAAGAACTCAATAAAATTAAGAACGTAGGAATTGAAATTGGTGAAAAATTGCTTCCGTATGCTGAGAAGGGCATGTCGGCTATTAGTGACTTGGTAGATAAGTTTGATAAATTATCAGACGCCCAAAAAGATGCGGCCATCAAAGGCGCGGGGATCGTTGCAGCAGGTGGCCCGGTACTAAAGATTTTTGGAAAAATGACTTCTGGACTCGGTACTTTAACCTCTAAAATGGGAAAAGCTGCTGTATCCGCTACCGAGGGAAAAACTGCAGCTGATACTGTAGCAAAAGGTGCAGAGACTGCAGCAGCGTCCGGTCTTAAATTTGTAGGAGTTCTTGGAAAAATCCCAACGCCCGCAAAACTCGTCATTACAACTGCCACTGCTCTTGGTATTGGTATTGCTCTAGCGATGAAAAAGGCTCACGATGCTGCTGTATCTGCAGATCTTGCAAAGCATTTCGGAAATGTGAAATTATCCGCAGAAGAATGCCAAAAGGTAGTTGAGCATCTTACTAAAACAGACTGGACCGTAAAATTAAAGATGGCAATGGACGCTAAAAACAACGTGGACAGCCTCGAAAAGAACTTGGAAAGTACCATTGCTACAATCGAAAAAATGAACTGGAAAGTCTCGGTTGGAATGAAGCTCACAGAAACCGAAAAGGACAGCTACAAACAGGCATGTTCTGATTATGTAAAACAAGCTACCGACTATGTAGAATCTCAGCATTATGCGGTCAGTCTTGCCCTTCAGGTTGGGTTCAATGTAAACTCAGCCACCTACGCGCGCCTTTCTCAATTCTCCAATAACTTATATTCTTCTACTGAAACAGAATTAGCAGCTTTAGGACAACAATTGGCTGATGCTATAAATAAAGCCTTTGAAAACGGTACTTTTAGTAAAGATAATCCCGATATTACGAAAATCGAAAAGCAGATTAATGACAAAATCAAAGAGCTTTCAGACTTAAAGTACCGCGCGAAATTGTCTAATTTTTCGTGGGAATTGGATACTGGTAATTGGGGATTAGACTATGACAGCTTTAAAAAGATTGCCGATGAACAAAGTAAGGTAGTTGAGGAAATCCAAAAAAATGCTGATGATAATCAAGAGACAGTAAATGTGGTTATCCAAGAGGAATACGAGGCCAATGTCAAAGAAGGAATGAGCGAAGACGTTGCGAAAAAGATAGCAGACGATGCGCGCTCCGAAACACAGGCAAACGTAGATAATCAAAAAATTGATATTATTCTTAAGGGATGGAATTTTTCTGCCGGAGAAGTACAAAAAGCCTACGTAGACGAATTAAATTCAAAATTACCCGGATTTCAGTCAGATACGCAGCAATGGATTTCAAATCTTATACAATCAAATCAAAATGATCTACAAGGACTGTCTACTGAATTTCAGGCGGAAGTGGCACAGCATGGATCTAAGTTAAGCGATAGTGCAAAAAAGGCCATGTCAGACTTATACACTGCCATGGCTCCACAAAAATCGCAGCTGGAAAAGGTCGAACAAGATTGCCGAAACTCTGGGCGAGAAATTCCCCAGAGCGTTATTGACGGTTTATCTCAAATTAATGAGTGGGGTGCAGCTTCTGGAAATATCGATGCCATGTGGGCATATTTAGGCAGTCAAATTGCGTCTTCTCCTGAACAGATGAAAGCTTTGCAAGCAGCCTCAGAAAGTGGTGGAGCCATCCCCGATGAACTTGCAAAACAAATCGAGAATGCTTCTGGAGAGGTATACGATTCTACTACTAGAACATGGAATAAAATCTCAGAATCTTCAAACGCTAATGCCCCTATTGTTGCTGCTGAACTTACAAGACTTGGAAAGACCCCAGGAGATGCTGTGGCAGATGGATTATCTAAAAGCTATGATCTTACTTACGACGAGGCATCTAAGACTTGGACTGCAGTACAAAAGGCGGCAGAAGATAAAGCGCCAGACGCTGCTAATTCTAACAAGGAAGCTGCAGCAAATGCTACGCAAGGTACTGCAGACGGAATTGAAAGTAAGTCGGGAGATGTAAACTCTGCAGTCGATAATGTAGTTAAAGGTGCATCCAATCAAGTTTCTGTTTCAACACAGAATCTTAAAACCGCAATGCAGAACGCCGGTATCGAACCTACCGACGCCCTGATCAATATTTTAGCCAATAAAGCCCCTGAGGTACAGTTACAGGCAATTAATCTGATTAGTCAACTACAGACTGCAACAGAAGACCAACGTCCCAATATTATTGCTGAACTAAATGGGTTAGGTATTGACGTCGATCAGGCTCTGAGCTCCGGAATGACGGATAACGCCGGCAATGTTTCCGGTGCCGCCGGAGATACCGCAGAGGGTGCAAAGAATGCATTAACCGGCGCTGGGCTGGAAGATACTGCAAACACTGTTGGATCAAATACTGGCTCTAACCTAGCCGGTGGAATCAGCGGAAAAAGCGGTGATGTATCAGGCAGTGCCAACACAATTGTAGGTGCCGCCGCACAAATATTCACTAATTATGGTTTGGAAGCCCTTGCAAGCACTATTGGAGCCGGCACCGGATCAAATCTTGCCGGTGGGCTTAGCGGAGAAGAAAGGGCAAACAAAGCTGCTGCTAATTTGATTGCGGATACTGCCCAAACACCTATATCTGCTTTAAGAGGAGCATCAGCTGCATGGGGTTCTGATATGGGAGCTAATTTTGCAGGTGGTATTAGCAGCATGTGGAACAAAGTCCATGATGCAGCCTGGAGTCTTGCCAATACGGTGAAAGGACTATTGCATTTCTCCCGCCCTGACTATGGTCCTATGCGAGATTATGAGAAGTGGCCGGTGGACTTTGTCAATCGGTACGCAGAACTTTTAAAGCAGTCCTCCCCTGCTATAGAAAAGCAGTCCAGAGCGATTGCAGAACGCATGCGCGATGCTATGACCGTAAAACCAACTATTGACACGAGCACCTGGGAATCCGTCAATGATGTGGTGCAGGGACAAAAACTGCCTTTAAAGCAGGTCCTTAAGGTACAGTACGATAAGGATAACGCCAACACTTATAAACAAGCCATTACTGACGGAATCTTATCTCTTAAAAAAGAACTTACCGCATCACTTATGTCCGCGGCTCCGGATGTCACAATCAATAACAACGGAAACCAACAGATGGATGCAGCGGCAGCGGCGGCAGCTTTCCATCGCCAGCAGATCAAAGCCGCACACGGACTATAAAAGGAGGGATGCCTATGGAATACTTTAAAAATCTCACGACCAGAAAACAATTCGATATCGACTATGACCGCAGGATCTTATACACCTACGATCTAGGAACAATTCCCGCAAACTTTACAACGTCAAAAGGGGTCGATCAAATTGGAGAATCCGTCCTGCATACGGATCTCGGACCCCGGCCACTGGAATTTGTATGCTATCTGAAGGCAGACTCACAAACAGAAATGGATTTATTGGAACGCTCTGTGCGTTCCTTTTTTAATCCATTGCAGAAATTCCAGTATGTAGACACCATTAAAGACCGCGTGATCTCTTTCCAACTCAAAAACACGCCGGATATCAAAGACAATCATGCAGATGACACTTCCTATCTTTTGGAATTTGACCTATCAGCTACAGCGTATGAGCCATGCTACAGAGCGATTGAATCAAAGTCTGTACAGCTTGCACAGTGGATCAAGAAGTTCAAGTTTCCAACCGCCTTTAAAGCGATTACTTTTGCTACCCGTGAGCAGTCATTAATTAAAAACATTTATAATCCCGGAGATCTGCCATGCGGAATGCTGATTACATTTCAGGCACATGCAGCAATCAAAAATCCCGGCATACTCAACGCAAATACCCGCGAGTATTTCCAGTTTGACCATTTGGATATGCAGTCGGGGGATGTTGTCACGGTGGATACGGAAAACCAGTCTGCAGATCTGCTGCGAGGCGGAGTACACACAGATATCAGTAATCTTGTTGACCCCGACTGTGACTATCTGCAACTCAACGCCGGAGATAACGTTCTGCGGTATTATTCTGACACAAATACGGACAGTCTGGACTGCGGGATCACTTATGATCCAATTTATCTATGAGGAGATGATATAGATGGTCCTCACTTGCTATACTCCCCCACCCGCCGGACAGACGATCCCGCCCAACTACGGACGAATCAAAGTTACATCACTTGACGTCAAACGCAAGTACAACGACGTCGGAGAGATGGACTTACACTGTGTCATTTCTCCGCACAATCTTGACCTCCTAAAGCAAGAAAACATTCTGCACAAGCGCGGCGACGAAACGGCCTACATCATTAAAAGTGTAGAAAAGGTGGATATGGACGGTCAATTTGAGCTGTCTGTTATTGCCTATGATCTATCGATCCTGTTAAAAGACCGATATAATCTTGAGACACAGAATTTTAACAACACGGAACTCGATACCGTTGTGCGGACACTGGTCGGACGATCATTAACTCAAAACAATCTCACTTTTAGGGACTCTTCTGCAGCTTCTTACATGGCAGCACGGAGCGTCCCTCATTTTGTATTAGGACCTGCCTTATTAGGTACTCCCAAAGTAAGCCTACAGGACACCTACGGCGAGATCTTATCCCTAGTCACCAAATTATGCCAGGATAACGATATCGGCTTTAAAACGGTGTTCGACCGCAAAACATGGACATACAGATTTCAGCTATACCGAGGGCTTGACCGGACAATCGGTCAAACAACTAATCAACGCTGCATCTTTTCCAAAAAGTATGACACTATCCTCGGAGAAAGCTATTTGGAGAATAACGCTGATTATAAAAACGTCGCCTTTGTAATGGGCGAAGGTGAAGACAATGCGCGTATCGGCGTGTTTGTGCGTCTGCCTAACACAGAATCGGAAATTCCTAGGGAGCTGGTGGTCGACGCCCGCGATCTGCAGAAAGCAGACGGCGAGTCAGACGGCAGCTACAAATCGCGGCTAAAGCAGCGTGGTTTAGAAAAGCTCACCGAAAACAAAAACGTCTGCACTGCAACGGAACGAATCCGGCCGGACGGCAAGAAGCAATACAAAAAGGATTGGGACTTAGGGGACCTTGTCACCTGCATGAATAAAGAGTGGGGATATCACCTCAACACCAGAATTCCAACAGTGGAAGAGGTATACGATTCTTCCGGCGCAACGTACACACCAACGCTCGGAAACGACATCCCGACGCAGAATGATAAGATCAAAAAGCTGCCTATCCCCTACGCTCATATCGTGGGAGCACCAACATTATCCACCGCAGCCTACACTGGAGAATACACAGACATAAAGGGAATTCCCAACAAGTACGACGTGGGAGATATTTATATCAGTACGAAGAGCACCAGTCCCGCATCAAAATACGGCGGGACATGGCAGCCTTTAGGAGGGAAGTTTTTATTCGCCGCTTATAGTGATCCTAATTCAATCTATTATGGAGGCAAAACTGGCGGAGAAAAAACGCACACCTTAACTACAACAGAAATGCCGAGCCATTCTCATGATGTAAAAGACAATATATATGGAACCCAAATATGCCGTGGAGACGGTGGAGGTGGAAGTATATCTGCTTATAGGGTTAATACCCTAGCATTGCAAAATGATTCAAATAGTAGATTCACTGCATCCGCACAGGGCGGCGGTCAACCACACAATAATATGCCTCCATATCTATGTGTTTACATGTGGGAACGAATTTCATAAGGAGGAATTATCATGAAAATTTTAGATCAACAGGGCAATGAGATCCTTAACCCAGATCTTACGAAAGGCCATTTGAAATCAGATAAGCTGACAATCCACCACGATGCAGTGGCGGCCGTTGCGGAACAGTCGCACATTGAAGTTATAAAAGAATATGAAAACGGCGGAAAAGATGTTGAAAAGGTTGTCGATGTACCAGGAATATTGGGCTGTGACGCCTACGACGAGTACGAAGATATCCAGCGCTATATTCCCTACACGGAAGCAGAACTTGCCGCAATCGAGAAGCAGAAAAGCACACCAACTCTCCCTGTCCGGATGGCTGCGGTAGAAGAATTATTATTGTCCCAGATGATTGGAGGTAATGCTTAATGATGAGTGCAATTGCTAATTTTTTGATGATCCAGTACAAGCTTGGAAACGTGACAGCTGCGCAGATTAACACACTGGTTGGAAAAAATTTGACTCAGGCGGAAGCCAATGAAATTACGGGTGGTGAGAAATAATGGCAGAACATTCCAGCTTTTTTAATGGCCCAACTTACGACGCAGCGGATTTCGCTGCTTTTTTTGCGTCATTTTTTAAAAACGGCGTGTTCGCACGTCCAGCAACCGGTCTGCAAGTACGGGCACGACACAATGACATGCGAGTTACTATTTCTCCTGGTGTGGCTTTTATCGATGGATATCGTTATGAGCTCGACAACAGCGATTCGGAATTTAATTTTACAGTACCAACAGCGAATGGAAGTCTCGATCGAATGGATATTATCGTTGTACGGCGTGACCTGGTGAATCAGATCGCAAAACTTGTTTACATTGCCGGTACCGCCGCAAGTAATCCGTCGGTACCAGCTTTGACACGGACAAACGACGTTGACGAGATACAGCTTTGCAAAATTAGTGTAACTCATGGTGCTGTAAAAATATCAGACTCGGATATTACAGACACTCGGTTTAATGACAGCATGTGCGGAATTGTAGCCTCAGCAGTGACCGACGTCTCTACCAAAGAATTGTTTGCACAGTACAATGCAATGTATCAAGACTTTCAGACCAAAGTTAACAATGCATTTAGTACCTGGTTTGCAAACGTCCAAAATACATTATCCGGAGACGCTGCAGGAAATCTGCTCATTAAAATCAACGCCATATCAGACAGCAAAGGCCAGGCAAACGGAATCGCCGGACTGAACAGTGATGGTGTTGTCCCTCCGGAACAGGGGGGCACCGGGCAGAAGTCCTTAGCTGATACCCGTAATGCTATGGAATTAGGATCATCCGGTCCCGTACCAGTATCCAGCGGCGGCACGGGGCAGAATTCACTTTCCGCTTTTCGCAATGCAGCTGGCTTGGGCAATACAACCGGCCCGCTGCCAATCGCAAACGGCGGTCACGGGTGTAATAACCGTGTAGATGGTCTGCACGCGATGGGCATTAACTGGGGTACTTGGGCAGCACCTGCCACTGCAGCCGCCAACAGCTTTTATATTCAATTGTTATGATGGGAAGTGGTTTAAATGGCTGAATGGTACGGCGGCAATAGTGACTACAGTTATTATTGGGGCACCGGCACAACCCAAGCATACTTATCCGCATACATTGAAATTATCAGTGAAACCGTTGCCCGGGTACATGTACACGCATCTACAGCCTGTATCAATGGTGGGATGAGCGAATACGGTGTTCACACGCAGTGCGGAGCAGGAGACAACAGCACCAATTGGTCTGGCGTATATGGAGGAAATAACGTTTGGGTCGGGCAAGTGGAAGGCTCCTGGGACTTTAGCCGGGGCGCCAGTGATTATGATGTTACCGTATTCGGAAAATACTGGGGCGATACGGTCAACGGATACGGTCCTGCCGGCAACAACGGCGAGGTTTATAGGACTCTTACAATTCCCTCACGTCCCTATTATCCTGCCGGCGCTCCATCCGCCAAAGTATCTAAAACCCAAGTGCCGATCGGGATGGCGATCACGTTATCGTGGAGCAAATCCAGCACGCAGGGCAACGCAAGCTTCGACCATTTCGAAGTTACCGACGGACTCGGTGCGCGGCTGTACGTTGGATCCGGAACCAGTATCCGGACGGTGCCGAGCAAAATACTTGATCAGTACGGCAAAGACAATTACTACAAGCGGATATTAGAAGCCAACAAGAATTTTAAAAAAGGCTGGGTCTATTATGCAGTCTGGGAAGTGCACGAGTGGTACAGATTTTACCTATCCTCCCCCATTTGCTGGGTCGGAGTCGAAGTTAAATCCGGCGTGATCACGGTGTACGACTCAGCCGGGAAAAAACACGTTGGGCTCGTGACTACCTATGACGGCAGCGGAAGACCTCACTTTGTCTTGATCTCAGCTTACGATTCGAGCGGAAAAAAGCATGATACACAATAAGGAGGAAAATAAATCATGATAGAATTGACCGTCAGCAAAACGTCTGACAGCCCATCTGTGTTTTCATTATCGCCGAAAAACATTGATCTTGGAGGAAAACAAGCTAGTGGTGTAGACTTTCTGCGCGTCAGCGTTCCTCCCGACTGGCAAGGGAAAACAGTCAGAATTACATTTGTTCACACTACAAATAGCCAAAAAGTCTCCGTGATTTTGCCGGAAACCGGAATCGTCAAATTGACGTCCGATATTACGTCGTGCAGCGGCGACATTGTGATTGATGCTGCAGGCACAGACAATTATGCGGCATATAGCATGGGTTGTCATTACACGGTATACAACCATCCAGACACCGGGAGCAACGGACAAGTTATCACACCAGACGAATACCATCAATTTGTCGGCGAAGTTAAGAATTATAGCGACTTGGCAAAATCAAGCGCAGACAAGGCAATGGCATATACTACAACTTTCCAAAATTCCGGATATCATAACAGCATTTACCGTGGAAAAGATATCAGCTCGAACGAGGCTGACGGCTCCATGTATACCAATATTGCAAGTGGAACTTTTGACGATATTTTTGTTGGGGACTATTTTAATAAAACAGTGAATGGCCAAAATTATGTGTTCCAAGTTTTAGGCTGTGATATAAAAATGAATCGAGGAAGCACGCCGTTAACTGCGCATCATATCGTTGTAATGCCGACTACAAGCTTTGGCTCTTACAAAATGAATGATACCAATACAACAGATGGTGGATATGTAGGCAGTAAAATGTATACTGATGTTTTGCCGGTATGGGCGGGATATCTTAGTAATGCGTTTGGTTCACATTTAATCACAAGCAAAGAATTACTAGTAAATGCCACTTCTTCCGGTTCCCCTTCTGGTTGGTCTTGGTTCGACTCTACCGTTAATCTTATGACCGTTGAGGAAATCTTGGGTCATGGAACGTTTGGAATAAGTCATTACGAATATTATTTCAATATCGGAATTTCTTACGGTCAACTTCCATTATTCCGGCTTTCTCCCGATAAAATCTGCATAAGATATGCAACATATTGGCTGCGAAATATTCCGCAGTCCACATATTTTTCGACGGTTAACAATGAAGGGTATGTACATATTACACCGGCATCTGCCAGTGCAGAACTACGACCATATTTTCTTTTAGGATAATAAGGAGGGCTTATGAAAATTTTAGATGAGAGTGGAAATCCGATTACCGGTACGCCTGATTTCAGCACAGGAAGGTATTTGCAGAATTCTGATGGTGATTTAGTTTTTACAAAATACACTGATACAGAGTTAGAAGATATAAAAAAGCAGGAAGAGTCAGACCCGATCGTGCAATTACAGATTGAATTGGAGAAAGTACAAAAAGTTTTGGAGGATAAATCATGAATACCAAAGTAATTATTTACACTGACGACCTCTATCAGGCCGCACAGAAAGAAATCAATCACCAGGAAGCAGAGAAAGGAGATGTAGAATAATGAATATCGTACAAATGCTTTGCCCGCCTGAAAAGTATGGGATCAAATGCCCCTACCCCATGGCTGCGACCCGCGTCGTAATCCATAATACATATAACGACGCCTCTGCACGCGATGAGATTGCTTACATGATCGGCAACAACAACGAGTGTTCTTTTCACTATGCGGTTGACGACCAGGAAATTGTGCAGGGAATTCCTGAAAACCGGAATGCCTGGCATGCAGGCGACGGAAACGGCCCCGGAAACCGTCAGGGAATCGCGATTGAAATTTGTTACAGTTTATCCGGTGGGGAACGTTTTGACGTCGCAGAGCGCAACGGTGCGCAGCTGGCGGCTATGCTTCTTAATAAGTATGGCTGGGGCATTGATCGGCTCACCAAACACCAGGATTATATGGACAAGTATTGTCCCCACCGGACACTTGACCGAGGTTGGGGACGCTTTGTAGAAATGGTGCAGTCCTATATGGACGGGAACACTCCGTCTGATACCGTCAGTACTGCCGCCTCTGTTGATAATACTGGCAAGGTCAGCGCTGCCTATCGGGTCCGCACTAAAGAGGACGGCTGGCTTGATGAGGTCTGGGACGACAATGATTTCGCAGGTCTACGGGGGCACAAAATTACAGACGTCGCGATCGGTGTAACCCAGGGCTCTGTCCGGTACCGTGTCCATGTATGCGGCGGTGACTGGCTGCCGCGGGTAACCGGCTACGATATCAATGACGACAACAACGGATATGCAGGTAACGGTCAGGAGATTGACGCGCTGGAGGTATATTATTACTCTCCTGCCGGCATGTGCCCGCTCCGCTGCGCCCATTACAAGGTCAGTCCCAATCTGCAAAGTTATTACCCGGAGCAGATCGACGATCAGGCGGATGGATATGCAGGCGTATTTGGCAACACTCTTGACCGTTTCCAGATGACGGTCGCATAAAAAGAGGAGAGAAAAAATAAAATGGATTCATTAACAAAAACAAAGGCGGTATTTACCGCCGTCGTGGGAGTATTGGCATCGTGGCTCGGCGAACTGGCCGTGCCGATGTTGGTGCTGGTTATTTGTAACTTGATCGACTATGTGACCGGATTAGCGGCAGCATCCAAACGCGGTCAAAAGATCAGCAGCTATCGGGGTATTCAGGGCATTGCAAAAAAGGTCTGCATGTGGCTTTTAGTTGCAGTCGGTGCCGTGCTTGACTGGCTGCTCGTTTATGCAGGAGACAAGCTCGGAATGTCAATCCATCTTCCGATGCTGATTGCGTCGCTTGTAGCGGTTTGGCTGATCTGCAATGAACTAATCAGCATTCTCGAAAATATCGGAGATATTGGAGTTCCGCTTCCCGGGTTCTTAGGTCGGCTAGTCTCAATGCTAAAAAGCAAAGTCGATTCTCAGGTGCCGGACGATACCGGAGATCAAAAATAATAAAATATAACTTATAAGTAATAAGCCTATCGGGGAACAAAATCCTCGATAGGCTTATTTTTTTGCTATTTTAAATATTTTATTAACTGATATAGATGATCTCCCTTTAACCCAGTCTCATCACGATCTAGCTTTCTGTTCCAAAACAACACAAATCCGTTGCGACTATAAAAATCCACTAACTTTTGATTGTTTTCACATTCTATGTATACAGTTTTTCCACTTAAAATAGAAAGAGCTTGTTTTACGCTATCCAATGCCAAAGATAAAAGTTCATCCCCGGAAATTAATTGATTATAAGAATTATAGAAATTCTTTCCCAATTGACCAATTAACGGAGAAGGAATAGTGGTCACTCTTTTTGCGGCATCATATTCTCCAAATTTTTCTATTCTTCTCATAAGGGATTGACTGATAGAACCAGATTGTACAGTTAATACCTTGTTTGCTAAAGCATAATAGCCAACAAGAACATTTTCATTTTTAAAGGATGTAAAAACTAAAAATGTAGATGATATTGAACTTCTATAAAAAGGTACTGCTTTTTGCCGTAAAAAATATTCTACATCCGGGGCCATAGGACATTGAAAATCGGAGAGAATTTTGCTAGTTTTATCCTCTCCGATTGCTTTGACCATATCTCTTAAATTTATAATAACATATCCATCCATTACTTTAATCCAAACATCTGCCTTATAGCATCACCTTTAGTAATATGACGCACTTTTCTCCCAATATGAACGTGAATACTTCCTTTGTTCTTGGAGTTTTCAAGTGCAGAAACCAATGAGGCGGCCTCTTTATCATTGCTTATTACAATGTTTTTCAAAATGCTTTTTGTAGCCAT